GTGGCGTTGTTCCGTGTTGAGAGAGTGTCCTGACAGCCTCCTTGAGGACGCGAGCGTTGCATCCGGTGCATCCGAGTGGCTTCCGGTTGAACTGACATCCAGCGCAAATGCTCGCCCTTCGAATTGCTTCCGCCTGATCCACCTTGCCGCCGCCAACGGTCAGCCCATGAATCAGGCTCATGCTGAAGCGGATAACGTCTCCGATCTGAAGAGATTTCAAACCTTTTGGCTTAGGAATCTCAACTTCGTCGTAAGAACAATCAGCACCGTTACGGCACTGATACTCGGTGATTAAGATGTCGAGGTTGTCTGGAACCTTGACCGCGTTGGCGGCGTAATGGTTGCGGACGAACTCGCGGAGCTGTGGCAATGAACCGGCGGGTATCTCGATTCCGGTTTCAGGAACGCGGTAGTTCCATCCGCCAGGGATTACATTGTGTTCATTGAGAATCTTGTAGCCGCTCATACGTCCCCGTCGTAGTAAATGGAGTCTGCGTCCCTCACCAGCTTTTCCCATACCTTGTCAGCTTTTGTTGCTCGCGGTTCAAAGGAGGCGGTTTTACGCACCAGATCAAGCAAGACTACAGCAGCGTCGGCCAAGTCAGGCGATTTACCAGTCCTTTGCTTCATCACAGTCTTCGATTCGACGGATATCTTACGCTTGGAATCGTCGAACATTCGCGCACAGAACTCCTGCAACGTCTCGATGTCCATGCCGCCGACCCGCTCCTCGACAACCCATTTACGCATCGAGAACCAGAGTTCCGTCACCTTACGGTCGTAAGCCTCATTGCATGGCCTGCTATCCTCGTCGCTGACCGGAATGGTCGATGGAGAGCCGCCGAACTCAACGCGATGAACCACACCCCATTCGCGGGTTAGAATGTCCGCCAGACCGCCACCCTCACCGCTTGAATCGAGAGCGAACTTGTCGGGTGGAACACCGCGCTTGTTGCATTCCTCTTTAACTCGATTGGCTATCTGGTAATGGACCGGCTCGGTGAGCTGTGCGTTGGGCGATATTTGGATGATGTCCTGAAAGAGAATGCTCAGCTTGTCGTTAGCGGTGCCAACCTTGGCAAAGCGAAGGACGCATCTATCGCCGCCGAAACCCGGATCAAGACCGGCAACAATTTGGACGTTTGTAGTAAACACCAAATTTTTTGTAGGTGTGTGCGTCTCGATAAGCGACTCGGACAGCACCGTCTTGACCATGCCGTCAGGACTCCAGAATCCGCGTGTGTACTTCCAGAACGTAGGGCTTTGCTCGCCCTCATGCCGCATTGCCGATAACACCTGATCCTGAGTAATGAGGTACGGATACTTCGTTCGACCTTCACTTATGTTGGGCGACTTCATGCCGTCAAAGCGTCGGCACATCCCGCGTTCTGTCAGCCAATGCTGGTCTTCAATCGTTACGCTGCGCCAACCTTTTGCCGGTGTGCAGAAGCGTCCATGCGGATCAAACTTTGAGGCAGGGTTTCCGATGACCAACATCTTGAACTCGCGGCAACCCTTAGAAAGGTTCGTACACGCTTCGAAAGCCGCTTCAGGCGTATCCGTAGCTTCGTCGATAATAACCATCACACGCTCGGCGTGGATGCCCTGAATGTTGGCCACAGCCTTCGATGTGTTGCCCTCGGCGACGGCGATAGCGGAAATGGAGTGTCGGTCGTCTCCTTTGATGGCTTGAAGACTCATCTTCGAATCGACCATGTTTCCGGGGAATCCGCGTGATTTCCGAACAAGATCCTGAAGATTGGCCCACATACGCTTTCGGATCATCTTTGCCGTCGTAGACGTGAGAACAACGGTTGTCTTGGAGGGGTTTGCCAGCCACCAAACAGTCGCAAAGAGCGTCGCGCCGAAAGTCTTTCCGCTCGCACCGCAACCTGCCCATCCGACGTAGTCGTGGTCGCAAAGACCTTCGACTTGTGCTTCGAGCCACGGGTTCCAGCTCATCTTCGGCCATAACATTTTCGTGGCGTTACGAAAATGATCGAAAGTACCCAGTCCGCCCTCATTCGGTTGGAGCCGATTTCGGAATGCGTAGAGTTCCAGTTCTAGGTCTGGAATCTTGACGGGCGAACGAATCCCGTACTTGTGGTCGATCAATGGATGCTCTGACACTTGCTCTGGCATAGTTTGGCCTTGCATTAGTTCTCGCTGGACTTGACGGTCTGGCAAAGGAAAAATATGCCGTCGCAACTTGTTTCTTCAACCGGCTGTTGCCAGCCTTGCGATACCGTTCCGGTTGTCGTGAATGTCCCCGGACCACAGGGTGCTGCGGGTACTAACGGAACGAACGGCGCTGCTGGCGTCAACGTGTTCAGCTTCACAACTGCGTCGTTTATAGTTCCAGCTTTTGGGTCGTCGGTCGTAGTTCCTCTTGCTGTAACTTCGTTTCTCCCAGAATCGGCTTCTGGACAGTTTTTTGTCTCAGTTCAGGGGTGCGGTTACTTGCAGGTAATGCACGTAACCGGACTCAATGTAACGCTTAAAAACCCGCTTGCAGGCGTTCTTGGAGTACCGAACGCAATTCCGACAACGGTTATAGCAACCAACGCGATTGTGACTTTGGCAGGTGCGCTTGGCGCTACCGGAGCGGCTGGAGCCGCTGGCGGAGCATCGTCCGCAGCGACGTACATTGTTCGAACTCCCGACGCATCGGTTCCGAGTGCAACGGCGCTCAATTCGTTTTCATCTGGTTATCTCAAGACTCAAGGGTCGAGCGGATCTGGATTTCTATCGACCGTCGCAACGGTTCCTGTGGGCGACATCAGCGGCGTGTTGCCGGTTGCAAAAGGTGGAACGAACGTCGCAACCGTACCTACCAATGGCCAACTGCTTATTGGCAATGGAACGGGATACACACTGGCAAGTCTGACCGCAGGCTCGAACATCACGATTACTCCGGGTGCTGGCACGATCAGCATAGCGGCCACGGGCGCTGCGGCAGCGTTCACTTACGTCACGTTTACGCGGAGGGTTACGTCAAATGCGCCGTCAATGAGCGGAGTTGCAAGTAATCCATTCAATTCTGTTACTTATCCGTCAGCAACTTATTCTGGAATTGATACGGTATCAGGATTTACCCCAGCAACCGGAAGGTTTGTTGCTGCAAATTCTGGATATTACAGGTTAAGTTCCGTAATTCACAATGGATTTGTCGGAGGTAATTACATCATAACTTTACAAATCAGAAAAAACGGAACACCTATTTACAGTGTTGGATACACTATAACATCGGCAGTTGCACCTCCTGTTGTTGTAGAAGTTTTGGATCAAGCGTCGATTTCTGATTTCTACGAACTTTTTATAACATCAACAGGAAACACATCTTTGTTTAACGACGGCTCCTCATTCTCCATCCAGCGGATTCAGGCTTAAGCCATGAGCGAACGCGCACCACGGCGGTACACGGATGGGTCTGTCACCTTTGAGGGTGGCATTGACGCTGGTGTGATGCCGTCTGAGGTGGACAAAAATCAGGTCGCCTTCGCGGTCAATGCCAGCTTTCGGCAGGGATTCATCTCTCCTCGACCCGGTTTCATCCAGAAAGATTACGACGTATGCTTGTCGATTACGGCAGACAGCACGCTCGTCACTGCGGATCAAACCAATGTCACGGCGGACGGTTACTCCGAGGAGTGCTACGGTTCGAGCAATTTGACCGGCGTGTTCCAGTGTGCGCTCCCGTACATCGGCGACAACGGAGCGACGTTCATCCTGATGTTGATCAGTGGTAAAGTGTGGCTTTACGACTGCCTTCAAAACAGCGTTCAGAACCTTTCAGCTTCGCCCAATCTTGAGAACCCATCGAACATACTCGATGGCTGGATGGTTCAGGCGGAGAACTTTGTCGTCATTCAAGACGGCCAAAGCACACCGCTGATCTTCAACGGATCAAGCCTGCGCCGCGCAACCACCGACGAAATCAAGTGCGGAAGAGTAATGGCCTACGTCAACGGACGTATCTGGTACGCGCTTCCGAATGGATTCTCATTCAGAGCAACGGACATTGTTTATGGAGATGGCACGCGAGCGAGTGTTCTCAAAGAAACCGAGAACACCTTCCTCAACGAAGGCGGAGACTTTGCGGTTCCGTCGGATTCAGGAGGAATCACTGCAATGGCCGTCCCCGGCGATCCAGATACGTCGCTTGGGCAAGGTCCGCTCCTAGTTTTTACTCCTCGATACGTCTTCTCGGTTCAAGCTCCTGTTGATCGTGATACATGGAAGAACCTGAGCTATCCGATTCAGGCCATCAGTTTGCTGACTAGCGGTGCGCTTGGCGCTAGGTCGGCCATTACTGTCAACGGCGACGTGTTCTACCGCGCAGTCGATGGCGTCCGCTCGTTCATCATCGCTCGTCGCTCGTTCACTGATCCGGGGAATACGCCCATCAGCAACGAGATTGTGAACATCGCTGAGAACGATCAATCAAGCCTGCTATGGTCTGGATCTGCGGTTGTATTCGACAATCGATTGCTGATGACCGCACAGCCTCGGTATAATGCCCAAGGCGTTATCCATAAGGCGCTGATGGTTTTGGATTTCGACCTGATTACGTCGATGCGGAAAAAGTTTCCTCCCGCGTGGGCAGGAATCTGGACTGGACTTGATGTGTTGCAGGTTTTGAAGACGGAGAGCGTTTACGGTGACAGATGCTTTTCAATTGCTCGCGGCGAAAACGGAACGATTCAGATTTGGGAAATCAGCAAGGGTGACAAGTTCGATAACAACATTGCTGATGGAAAGAAGGAGATTCAGTGGCTGGTTCATACTCGCGCCTACAACTTCGAGATTCCGTTTGGATTGAAGCGGCTTGATTCGGGCGACATCTTCATTGATTCGTTGGACGGAGACGCTTCTTTCAATGTCGAGTATCGACCCGACCAGTACCCCGGATGGATTGAGTGGGCAGACTGGGCTGAATGCGCGACAACTTTGCAGTGCCAACCTGCTTGTCCGCTGGTCAATTTCCAGCCTCAATACAGGCCGAAGATGCGCTTGCCGACTCCTTCGGATATCCCGTGCAATTCGAGCATTAGCACCCCGACTCGAAATATGTACGAGGTTCAAATGAGCCTGACAATTACGGGATATTGCCGCATCAAGAGCATCCGCGTTCACGCTTACGACGTTCAGGAACCTGCGGTGGGCGAGTGCCTTGTTTTCGAAGGATGCAAGACTCTTGATGCTTGCGACGTAAACCCGTTTACCTACACATCGGAATAGTATGCCAAACCTAACCCTAATCACGCTTACACCTCCAAGTCTTCCGGTGAGTTACTGTCCGTTGAACTACCAGAACTTGGCCAACGATATCATCGGAGGCACGCAAGCCGTTTTCAACAGCACGATTGGAAACTCGTTCTTCAATTTTGGACCGACGTTTCCGGCGATCAACAATCGGATTTATCCGTGGCTTGATGAAAATGGGCAGTGGTGGATTTACGATCAAGGAGTCTGGCTCTATAAAAATCCGGTTGCAGCGAATGGTTATGATCGCCGCATCTTTGTTGGAACGACCACGGATCTTCTTTCGTACGACGGCGGCGATGGAACTTCCGGCACTCCGACTAATTACACCGGAGCGATGTGGGAGGTTGATACGAATTTTCAGGCTCGCTTCCCGGTCGGTGCCGGAACTTTTGCGGCGAGTGGTGTTGTCACGGTTGGCGGAACAACCACTTCAACCGCAGTTGCTGGCGAGGACCAACACGCGCTTGTTGTTGGAGAAATACCTTCGCACACGCATCAGATTCTTGATCAGTATCTGAACCTCTGCCAGCGAGGCAGTGCTGACACGAGTGCGTTTAGCCCGACTAATCGGTCCGCAGGAACTTCGAACCTATATCCAACCACATCGTCCGGTGGCGGTGCCGCGCACAACATCCTGCCGCCGTTTTACGGTGTTTACTTCATCAAGCGAACCGCCCGAGTCTACTACACCAAATGAAGCTGATCGTTCAGGACATCCGCTCGACTATCGCTCGGGTCATCGGCGTATGTGTCGATGATCAGCGCGTTTACGACTACATCAACCAAGCGTGTCGAAGGCTTCTGCACAAGGGGCTGTGGGCTGGTGCATATGGGCGGTTCACGATTCATACGGTCGGCGGTTGCATCACTTGGCCGCGCCAGATCGAAACCATCGAGTCTGTCGCCGATTGCTGCGGAGTCGGAACGGTTCGCAATCAATGGTTCGAGTTTCAGGAAACCGGCTATGGACTGCTCAACTCAGGAGACGCTTGCGTCGGCAAGCAGCTTATTGACCGTGGCACTGTCGTCTCTTACCGCGACATGTCTGGTGGCCTTAACAGCTACATTCGAGTCTACCCTGGTGACGCTTCGGATGTCGGCAAGACAATCACCCTGCAAGGAGTCGATCAGAACGGTCAGTGGATTCGAACGCAGTCCGGCGGCGCATGGATTGACGGAGAGAAGCTGACGCTCGCTTTGCCGTACGTTCAGTCCACCAAGAAGTTCACGCAGCTTACCGGCGTAATTCGCGAGGCGATATGAAACCCTCGCGGAAGTTGGCATTGACGGCGAACGCAACCTGATTCTTGTCCACTTCGGAAGGCATCACGCCAGCATCAATGCCACCATCGAAGGTGACAGATCCGTCCGTGTACCTGCGTGGTGCGCGTTCGCTCATGGTTTAAGCCTGAATCCGCTGGACAGAGAATGAGGAACCTTGATCGACGTAAAGGTTATGGTCTGTGCCAACCAATACCTCGTAATAATCAGTTAGAGCTGATGCTTGATCAATGTAAACCAATGATATTGGGTGATACCCACTGCTTGTCACATTGAATGACCTAGAAGCCAAAACGTCAGAGCCATTTTTTCTGATAAAAACAGTGACAGTTGCGGTTGTTGATACCGCATCAAGATTGAAATAGGCGTCTATTCTGTAGTATCCGGTGTAAGGAACGGTAAAACGTCCACTTGATGCCGTGAATCCAGAAGCTGAATCAAGGCCAGCATAAGATGCCGTCGTGTAAACAGATGTGCTGTACGGATTGCTTGCTGAAGTTGGGCTGACGTTCGGGGCATTTGCCGCCCCAAGACCAGTCACCCTCCGCGTAAACGTGACGTAGTTGAACGGAACAATGGAAGGCGCGGACAGCGTGATGTTTCCAGCCGAATTCGTGACGACAATCGGAGCTGTTCCGACGATTTCCTTCTGGAGATAGGTGGTTCCATCGCCCACCGGAATCTTGTTCGCCGGAGCGGTCGTCAGGTTTGTTCCACCCTTGGCAATCGGCAACGTACCACTGATGTCACCAACCGGCACCGTCGCAACGGTCGAGACGACACCAGCACCGCCAGATCCGGCGGTCTTCATGTAACCGGCGGCAAGCGAATCGAGGACTGTCTCGTTCGTCAGCGTTCCATCTCCAGTTCGACAGATGTACGAAGCTCCAAGCGGCGCGCCACCAGAAACACCAGCAGCACCCGTAGGGC